CCAAGCTCGATCGTCATGTCATTGCGCTGGCCCCAGCTCGTGGGGTTGATCGGCACCCATTTCGAGCCTGCCCGCATTTGCTGCGTGTGCGTGGCATGGTCGCGAATGTCGCCATGGACGTTCAGGAACAGGTCTTTCAGCAACGTCTCGGCCAGAACGCGCGCAATCATGCGAACGCGCCTCTGGGCCGCGCTGAACAGCTTTTCCATGCCGCCCTTGGTATCGTGTAGCGTGTCCGGGTTGAGGCCCTGTGCGTTGCGGACAACGCCGCTGCGGCCCTCTGCGACCGTGGACATGTATTCCAGCGCGCCAGTCACGTCGAAATCGAGGCCTGCGCTCTTGATCGGGCGCAATGCCTTGCCCGTCTTGGACCGCACCGGATAACCAGGCTCGTTGCGGAGCAGGTCGGCAATCGTGTTCAGGCTGGATTCCTGCTCGGAGACTTCCATGCGCTCGTTGATGGCGAAATAGCCATTGTCGAGCATCATGCGGAGAAGCACGGTCTTGATGCGCTGCACTTCCATCAGCTTGTCGGCCAGCGAACTGCCATAGAAGCGATGCGAATTGAGGAATGGCGTGCCGGCAGCGTAGCCAACCCGGTTGCGTTTGCGCTTCGACAGCAGAATCTTCTCGTCGCTGTCGCTGACAACTTCCCAAATGGCCGTCTTGCCCTTGCCTTCAAGGTCTACGCGGATCGTGTGCGTGTGAACCTCGACCGTTCGGCGCGTGTCGTCGTGGATGATCTGCGAGGAGTCCGATTCCTCGACCGTATCGCGAGCACGCTGGGTCTCATCGTCCCGATTGCTGCTTATGCCCTTGAGAAGCTGGACCTGTTCTGCCTCATAGCCCATGTCCGTGAGTTCAAACGCCCGAGGCCATGAGCGCTCGATGCAATATGGCGTGTCAGCGAGGCGAACCGTGTCGCGCGAGACACCAAAGTTCGTGACATCGACCGCAGCTATCTTCGCGCAGCCGTTCCTGGCAATCTTCTTGACCGTGAACGCATAGAGCGGCCCGCCCATCTCATCATGGCCATCGTCGGTGACTTCGGAGATTTCGGCGCCCGCCTTGGCCATCTCCATCTCAACGACATTCTTGCCGCTCAGGCGTTCCTCAGCGTATTCGTAATCCTGCCACCAGCTCTTGACGATGCCGGTCTTGACCGAAAGCGCGTCCCTGATCGCCTGGTACAGCGTCACAAAGCCGGGGTTCTGGTCGAATATCACCTCGTTGACGTATTCGGTCTCCTGCTTGGCGGCCTCGTCATCGTCCGGGCCGTCAGGCTTGAACGTGCCGACATCCTCACCACCGGCCAGGATTTCCATCAGGTCAGGGAGCACCGTCTCGATAGCGTCCGCCACATCCGATGACATAGCCTTCGACCGGCCCTTCATCGCCGGCAGGTCGCTCATCACGCCCTTGATGTACTCAAGCGCCTCTTCACGCTGCTCTGCGAGGTCGTCCTCACCGTCAAAGCCAACCGATGTGAGCCTTTCGGCCTTGCACATCTTCAGCAGGTCTTCATCGCTGACCGTGTACTCTGGCTCCGCTTCGACAGCGGTATCTGGTGCTGTCGTTTCGTAGGCCATTAGTCTTCAGCTTCTGTGAAATGGGCGGCAAGTGCGCGGACCGCAGGAACGGATAGTCTGACCACCGCGTCAGGGTCATCGGGGAAAAACTTCTCCCGCTCAGCCAGCGCTGCCAGCAATTCTTTGGTAGCTTCGCCAAGGTTCATCAATAGGCTCCGTAATTGGGCATGTTGATCTCAATCGCCTTCTGAGGCTCGGTGTAGAATATGCACATCAGGCCGAACGCATCAGCGCCGTGCGATGACCAGTCGTGGTCTGGGCCAAGGCCAACGTCCCGGTCCTCGTCCCGCTTCTCGTGATACCAACCCAGCGCCGCCCTCAGCGCCTCGGTCTTCGCCTTGTTGAACCAGATGCGCGGGAACCATTTGCGAGAGGTCGCAATCCGCTGCATGACGATTCCGGGCGGGCTGTGAACCTTCTCGGTCTGGAACCCGGCCTGCTGAAGCTGGGCCTCGAAATCCATGCCTGTCGGGTTGTCTGCGTGCGTCTGCGCTGCATCGTGAGGCACGACACAGTATGCCTTGCCCCATCCCCGATCGTTCAGTTCCTGCGTGTAATAGCCGAGCACCTGGCCTTGGCCCTCGATGTAGTCGAGCACGTTGATGCGCTGGCCGACGAACTGCGCAATCACCACCGTCATCGCGTCGGCCTTCTTGCCCGGCCCGCCAATGTCCCAGAATGCGTAGATCCGCAGGTTCGGGTCTTTGGCCACGAACGTGATGCGCTCGTCCTTGTCGCATTCCTTCAGTGGGCCTGCGTAATATGAGCCTTTCAGGATCGTGACGTAATCGCCATCCCATGTGTTCGGGTAAGCGTCAGGCTCGTTCTTGAGGTCGCGCTCGCGCTCATCCTTCAGCGTCTCGGGGAACCACGGATTGTCCGACCAGTTGGCCCGCACAACCGAAATCTTGTCATCACCCTTCGCCAACGGACCGCGAAAGAACAGGTCCACCGGATCAGACCGCAAGCGCGGGTTCCAGCTTGCCCAGATTTCAGAGCCCGGCGAGCGAATGGTCGGGCGAAGCATCCGCCATGATTTCTCACTCAGCGTCTGGGCTTCCTCAACCCACGCCACGTTCATGCCCTCAAGCGACTTGATGCTCTCGGCTGTGTGGTCTTGCATACCCTGGAACAGGATCGAGCCACCACCAGGCGTTTTGATCTCTGCCGTCTGGATGTCGAACTTGGCACCGACGCCCATGTCAGCAATCTTGTCCTCGATCAGCTTCTTGGCCGAGTCCTTGAGCGACTTCTGGACCTCACGAATACACACAGCGCGAAAGCCGGGCTGCATCAGGGCCTGTTCAACAAGCGCTTCAGCGAAGAAGTGCGACTTGCCCGAGCCACGTCCGCCATAAGCCCCCTTGTAACGGCAAGGCCCCAGCAGCGGTTCAAATACTTCGGCTGTGTCAATGCCGAGCGTTTCAGCCTTCAGGGCGGACAATGCGGCGCTCGATCTTCTTCAGCTCAACGCTACCAGACAGCTCGGTTACGTTCGTTTCTTTCCACCCCATTCGGGTCTTCGCAATCAACTGACATGCCCAAGGCTCGCCCTTGCTCGCTGCCCTGTACACAACCCCGCCAATTACACCGTTGGCCTTCTCTGCGCCGATCTCCAGCGCCTCCGAGTAGTGCTTGTGCAGCGTGTCCAGCGAGCCGATACCAACAAGCGAAATGATGGCGCGCTGCGTTGTGCCAGCAGCAACCAGAACTTCCACCTGCTGCGCGATGTCTTTCTTTGGGTGCTCATCACCCTTTTTAGGCCGGGACATGCTCATCCTCCCGGATCAGTTCAGCCTTCTCGCCAGTGAAGTCTTCCCAGCGTTTGACGATTACGTCGCAATAGGCGGGGCTTAGTTCCAGCCCGTGACAGGCGCGGCCCTCCATCTCACAGGCAATCAGGGTCGTGCCGGAGCCGAGGAACGGATCATAAATCGCTTGACCGGGCGAGCTATTGTTGACGATGGGGCGCTTCATGCACTCGACGGGCTTTTGTGTGGAGTGGCCGGTCTCAGACTTGAGGGGCTTGTCGATGTTCCAGATAGTCGTTTGCTTGCGGTCGCCGTTGTAATGGCCCTTCTTTCCTTTGCGGACTGCATACCAGCAGGGCTCGTGCTGCGGATGGTAATCGCCGCGCCCGATGACAAGCTGGTTCTTTGCCCAAATGATTTGCGCGCGTATGTGCAGGTCGCAGGACATAAGGCTTTCAGCAACGATGTGCGCCATGGTTCCGGCGTGCCAAACATACGCCACGTCACCCGGAAACAGCGCCCATGCTTCGCGCCAGTCGGCTTTGTCGTCGTTCTCGACCTTGCCAACAGCTCGGCCGCCTATAGAGCTGCCATCTGGCCTCATGGCCTTATTCCGCCAGTCCGCATCATACTCCACCCCATAAGGCGGGTCAGTAACCATCAAATGAGGCGCGACACCGTTCAGCGCCTTGGCCACAGCATCCGCGTCCGTCGAATCCCCGCAGACCAGCCGATGCTTGCCGAGCACATACACATCACCCAGCACAGTCTCAGGCTCAGCAGGCGGCTCTGGCACATCGTCGGGATCAGTCAGGCCCTCGGTCTTGTCTAGCAGGCCCGCAAGGAAGTCATCGCCAAACCCGATCAAGCCAACATCGAAGTCCATGTCACCAAGTTCGCCCAGCTCAATCGACAGCATGTCCATGTCCCAGCCCGCGTTCAGCGCAAGCTGGTTGTCGGCCAGGATGTAAGCCTTCTTCTGCGCTGCCGTCCAACCGCGCGCAACCATCACAGGCACATCTGTCAGGCCCAGCTTGTCAGCCGCCATCAAGCGGCCATGCCCTGCGATCAATCCGCCCTTCTCATCGACAAGGATCGGATTTGTCCAACCCCACTCCTCAATGCTCGCCGCAATCTGGCGAACTTGCGCATCAGAATGTGTCCGGGCATTGCGCGCATACGGCACCAGTTCCTTGACGGAACGGCGCTCCACGGCATCAGCAGGCCATTCCGCGCGCGTAGACGTTACAGTTTTACTCTTACCCGCCATAGGTCACCCAAAGCATTCCAGCGCAAAGCCCAGCGCCAATGATGACGGCAACAACGCGAACGATGATCACCTTGGTTTTCTGGGTCATTTCATCATCCTAAGTTGCATTCGGGCGGGCCATGAAGTCTCAGCCCCGTGATTTGCGAGACTTTCTCGCGTGTAAGTTGTTGTAGTTCACATCGCCTGTATTGAACAACTGGCTGTTCCGCCTGATGTGCCAGACGAAACAAGCCTCCATACACCCGGCCCCTCAAGCAACAGTGTGCCAGATGCTGACAGTGCTTCGTCTGTAATGCTGATGAACGTGGACTCATGCGCAAACGCAGGCGTTATTGTGATTGTTCCCGATATGGAGACAATTGCTGTGGCCTTGTCGGGCACGTAGACTTCCAGGGTCTGGGCATCGTCGTCGAATGAACCTGTAACAAGCTGTGACATCACTTAAATCCTTTGTGGTTCATGTCTTCGCACCGGTTGCCTTGGGCGACGTGATACAATTCGTGACGCAGGACAGGGCCAGCGTCGTCTATCGAGATAATCATAGTTGGCAGCGTGTCACCTGCTCTACGGTAGGTGCAGGCGTGGCCGGGCATTCCGACTTCCTTGAGGCACTTAGCCATGACGGTTGGCCTGTCGAACGCTTGTGTCATGTATAGCTGGCCAGATTGCAGCGGCTCAGCGGGCTTGCCTGCAATGTAGGCATCGAAATTAGCAGCCGACTGGCAGGCAGACAGGACCAGCGCCAGCACGATGGCGATCAGGGCTATCCATAGGGCGTGGCCGGTGCGGTCGGTCATGCGTAGTACGTCGTGAGATTGGTCTGATCCGACGCACTGATAGGACCGTCAACAATGATCAGGCCGCGCATATCTACCGCTGGCAGGGCATAGGCTCCGCTGATGGATTGGTTCGCCGCGTACACGGCAGTTCCGTCTTGCTTCATGTACCAGACAGAGGCTGTCGATCCGAGGTCTGGCAGGGTGGCGTTGAGGACATCATCCACGCCGTCATAATCGACGTAGTGGTGTGTTCCATCTGTCTTGTAGAGAGGACGGGCTGCATCGCTTGGGGCTATGGCGTGGTAGCCGGGGAGGGCTTTTAGAGAGATGTTGTCCAGAATTACTGTTGGTCCTTCATCACACCAGAATCTAAATGTTATTGTTATAGATAACGCTTTAACAATCAGTGTGTTTTGACCCGAAAGCATCCATGCACCAGATTGGTAGGTTCCGGTATTGTGAATAATTTCCCAAGCCCCTTGAGCATTACTCACGTTAAGGTTCAGACGATAAAAACGGCCAATAGTCAGCCCGCTTACCGTTTGAATAAAACAATTTGCAGGGTTTACAGCACCCGACCTAAAAAGCTGCACCCCTCCTGCAACCCATGTTGCGGTGAGGTTCGGGTCAGATTCGGACCATCCCGTCAGGTCAGTATCAAATCCGCCATTCGTAACGAGTTCAGGCTGACTTGCAATAAACGCAGCCGCCGTCTTCCCACCCATCTGGCCCTTGTCCAGCATGATGCCGATTGTCTGGCCGTCTGCGCTGACAATATTACGACCCGTGCGAGACTGGTAAAGGCTGCTCAGGTCTGACGGGTCGTAGAATGCCTGTGTGCTGCTCACCTGATCAGGGGAGAAGGCCAGGCCAGACACTCCGCCCAGCACTGAACGCACTGTGTTATACCTGAACTGTCTGGCTATAGGACGGATAATTCCCAAACTAGGACACCGGGGTCCAGAACAGGACGATTTCACCAGATGCGCCGAGCGTAGCATCACCCGAAGCTGCCCATGTGTCCGCAATGTTGAGATAGACGCCGTGGCCGCCTGCCGCCTCGATCACCAGTTGGGTGCCGATGGTCTTGAGCGTGGCTGCACCATCGCAATCTGCTGCCGTCTGGCCGGTCATGATGTTTTCAAAGGCTGCCGTGCCGCCAAGGACCGAGACAACACCAGAGGCGATGGTCGTGCCCAGGCCAATATCTGGCGTGTCGGCGTCAACGTTGCCATCAACCTGTTGCAGCGCAATGTTGAGCTGAGAACCGGAGATGATGTCTGCGCCAGCTGGCAGCGTGTAAACCAATGCGCCAACCGCAAGGGCAGCACCGCCAGCAATCGCAGGCATGGTCGTGTCCACGTATAGGGTCGTTCGGTTGAACAGGCCCATGCCAAGGGTTTCAGCCCGGACGCCGACGCCCGGTGTGCCCACATCTTCATGCAGGGGCATGTTGCGGTATCGTGTCATAGTGCTGGTCCTTCAGTTGGTTTGGGAGGAATGCCGTTGAGAACGCTGACAACCTGGGTGGCTGCGTCGAGGGTCAGGTCCAGTAATTCTTCGACCTCGCCCCGGCGTACCGTCTGCCATGTGTTGCCGACAACGATTTCGACCTCTTCAAGCCGTGCGTCGAAAGGGCCGTCAGGGCGGAGCGCGTTCTGCGCCACGAGAAGCTGCGTCACGAACTCTGGCGAGTATTTGAACTGGAGCCCGCGCCATGTGATCAGACGCGCCTGTGCGAGCCGTTGGTGCCTGCTGTAATCTGGTCCGCTCATGTCAGCCCCCGAATCCTATGTCGCGCCGTGCGACTTTGACCGAGATGATTACCCCGGCGATGACATCCAGTGCCTGCATCAGCACCAGGATGAAGAATGTTGCTGACCCGAACCGGGCAAACAGCATGTGAACCACCATGGCCCCGCAAAGCAGGAACACGCTCAGCACCATGTCGATGATGCCGCGAAGGCCGGTTGATGTGGCCTTGGTCATTTCAAAGGCGAGAAACACAATGCCGAGGGCGATGATGCCCGTGCCTGCATTGATGGAAGTAACCGTACCGCTGGGCATCGTCCACGAGGAGAATGGCGCGTCCAAGCCACCGTTTTCGCCCAACATTGCGTAAAGCAGCATCGGGAAAATCAGGAGTGGAAGGGCTGTTAAAGACGCGCCCGCGAGACGCCCAGCGGTACGGAACACGTTATTTGTCGATCCAGACGAGATTGCGGAACAGCTTCAGCGAGCCATACGCAGCAAGGGCTGTCAGTGCGACCGCAACCCCCATGTCGCCTGTCGTGGCCGATCCACTGGCCGGGGCGAATATCGCCCAGACAATCATCGACACGATCACGGTCGCGGCAATGTCCGCAACCCATTCCATGATCCACTTGGTGCGGATCGGTTTTCCGTCAACTTGAATGGCCATCACATGGCTCCTTGGTTGGTGGTCAGGACCACGGGTTCTTGCGTTGATCTTCCTTGCCAGCAGCAAGGGCTTGCTCGGCAGTGACGTCTGAGCCGTTACCGATGACGCGGCGCTCGACCTGTTCGAGGATCAAGTCTGCGACATGCGGGAAGTCGGCTTCCTCGATCAGTTGCTCGTCGGTCTTTTCGGCTACCTGCCACTCAGGATCGTCCGCTACACCTTCCGAACAGATAGGCGATGCCTCGGCAGCATCGAACGCTTCGGCAAACTCTGCCTCATGCGAACGGTCTGGCGTGGCTGGCATCGGGTCAGCAATGGCGGCACAAGCAGCGTGAACGTTCTCGACCTGCGTTTCAGCCCGGCCCGTGCTGGTCAGGTGGTCCTGCCAGTTGGCAATGGCCATGTTGCGACGCTCGATGCGGGCGTCAATAATGCCAGCCAGGCGGCCAACTTCTTCACGCTGGCCTTCCAGTTGCTCAACTTGCGCGCTGTGCAGGCCAGTCCGGCAATCATGCTCGGCCTCATACAGCTCGTTGAGTAGTTCTGCCTCGGTCGTCATTGGGGGATTACCTCGATGTGTCGGCGCGCTTCCTTGCGCTTGTGGTACAAAAGGATGTTGCAATGCAGGATGCCCGCCTGCGGTACACAGGAGGCTTCGATCTTGATGTGCTTCCAGCCCCGGCGGCGCAGGGAATCAACGACGATGCGCTCGACCAGCAAGTCGATCTCGTGGAGGATCGAGGTCTGCCTGTCTGTGTCGTCAGGGAACTCATCGCCCTCGTCGAACGAGAAGAAGCGCAAATAGTCAGCCATCAGGCCAATCACTTGCGGGTCATGCGGTATGATCCGGGATGCGTCACGAGACGCCCGCTCAAGAATTGCGCGGGTCGATCCGGTTTGATTTTCTGTTGGAAGCGCCGTGCCGAACCATCGCTTTTCGCGCGGCTCTGGCGAGTTTGACTTTTTTGCTATGATTTCACGCACCCGTCAACCCTCCTTAGTCGGAAATTCCGAGATGAGCTGCTGCGCCGTCCAGCGCCTCGATGATTGCGGTCTTGATCCGGGCCTGCCCTTTGCCACCACCCGAGATACCGGAAATGTCGCAGGCGAAGGCAAGGCTCCGGCCATTAACGATGACGCACATCGCACCCGGCAACATGCGCCTGTCTCCAATCGCCTCGATGGCTGCATTCATGGCGTAGCGAAGCGGGCGGCGTCGATCTACCATCGCTTCCATCTGCCCATTGTGTGACCGGCCGCCCTGGACGCGCTCGCGCAATTCACCGCCACACGCGCCGGCAGGGTTGGCATGGTCCCGCAAGGCATCTGCTGTGCGCAGGTGTGACGCCGAGAGGACAGCGCCCGGCCCGACGGCCAGTTCTGTGAGCCAATCCTTTTTCCCGCCCTGCGCTGCCTTGCGCTTCATGCGGATCGCGGTGGCCTGCGTTCGCAATGCGTCACTATCGACGCGCTGAGTCTTGGTCCGGAGCAGGACAAGCGCCCGCTTGCGCCGGGCCTCTTCGGCCACGTCGCCTTTTGCGATGGAAAGCTCGATGGCTGATTCCTGTGCGCTTACGGCACTATTTAGCCGCGCCTGCATGGTTTTTCGTGCGAGTGCTGTGCTCATTTGCTGTATCTCCCCAGCGGTGTTGAAAAAAGCCCCAGCCGGTCGAGGGATTTGGGCACCGGCTGGGGGAGGAACTGCGGCACTAAGGACTTAGGCCGCAGCGTTCAGTGGGACGCGGCTCTAATCAGCCGCATCAGTTCGGTGGAGCTGGGTGTTTTCATCGGGTTCACACCCCGGAAAGGGCGTGTCGTCGTTGAGGATGGCTTGGCAGCGCTCGTAGAAAACACTGTCGGGGTGATGAGAAGGCGGCACAGGCCAGCTTGTGTCGCGCGGTTCTGGCGTCCAGGCGTCTGCCGCTTCGGTCTGCTGAAACGCAGTGTTGAATGCCTCTGCTGCGCTCTCAGGAGCCGCTACAGGCGCGCTTTGCTCTGGCTGGGTCTCCGGTGACATAAATGACAGCAACGCGGTTCTGGCCACATGCAAACGATATTCACGGGCATTTATCCGCTCGATCAAATCCTCCCGGTCAGATTCCAGTTCTCTCAGGCGCTGGAGATCGGCGGCATGGTTGCCCAGATTCAATTGGTCATTTGCGGTTGTAACCTCTGCTGCGAGCTGTTCGAGTGTGTCTTTCATGGTGGTTCCTTTCGTTAGGCGGCTTGGTTGGATCGGTGTTCAGATTCGATTTCGTTGATCATGTCCTGGAGTTCGCACTGTCGCTTGCGGAGCCAGAACAATAGCCCCGGTGGCGACAGTCCTAGTTCACGAGCGGCTGATGACCGAGACCGGCCTGCAATGTCCGACAGCGCGACCGTGCGCAGGCGATAGTCTGCCTCGTCTCCCGATAGTTCGCTTTGATTGCGACCGTCGAGGAGGGCGCGGTAAAGTTCCGGCCACATCTGAAGCCATTTCCACACCGCAGCAGTCGAGACGCCCTCAGCGCGCGCGAAGTCGGTGATGTTGCCGCCTGCCTCAGCGATGGCCCAGCCGCGAACACGGCGGTCGCGGTGGCCTGCGTGTCCAAGTGCGGGGTAATGGGTCATGCCACGCTGCTCCACTTGCCAGCCAGCGGGCGGGTTGCCTCGTAGTGGGCTTTGCATTTGCCCATGGTGTAACCGTCGATCTGGTGTTTCTTCGCGCCGCAGGGTTTGAGGCCCTTCGGGGTCTGGACCCAATGAGTGCAGGTTTTCGATGGTGGGGGCTGGTTGCCTTTCCAGTGCGAAATCATCGGGGCCGATGCGTGATAGTCCGGCATCGCCATGCGCTCACGCTTCTGACGGATCGCGCTGGAGACACGTCGCCCGCTGTCGAGACCTAGCGCCTCTGCAATGTCGCGGGGCCTCATGCCTTGCTCGTGGAGGGCCATGATTTTAGCGAGTTGTCCGGTGTGACGGGTCATGACGCGCTCCCATTCACAGGACGGGCCAGCAACAGCGCATCATTCCAATCGGTTCCAATCCGGTCAGGGATCAGGACAGCGGTATTCATGCCTTTGATCGCCAGCCTGTTTGCCAGCCGATAGGCCGCAGCCTGACCAGTGAAGTTGGCGTCATTGTCAGAGAAAACTGTGACCTCATCGCACCCCTCAGGCGGGGTCCACTTCTCCAGCATGGTCGCATTGATCGCCGCCCATACCGGCAGGTCATACAGCCGTGACGCGCTCATAGCGGTCTCAATGCCCTCCGCAATCCCAAGCGCACCACCACTCCAGTCACTCAGGCGAACCGCAGAGCCATCAGGGATGCACCCCGGCATAAGTTTGCGAGGCGCAGCCATGCGGGCCTTGGCGCTTCCGTCTGGCATCAAAAACGTACGATGAAGCGTGACGTTTTTGCCCTCTGCATCCTGGACCGTTGCCACGATCGCGGGCCGGACACCGCCCTCACCATCACGCAGGCTGGCCGCAAACCGTAGCGAGCGGGGGTAAACACGCTCTGACAATCCACGGGTGGCGAAATACACATCCCCAATTGAACCCGGTTCCAGTTTTGTGGTCAGGGCTGCAACACCCCGCAGCGCGCTCAATCGCTCGGCATCCGTCATCGCGGGCTTCACCTCGTCCTGATCAAATTTCTTGTTGCCCAACAGAGAATCAATCTCAGAGGCGACCTCAACAAAGGGCCTGCCAGTGAACCGCATCGCCAGATCCATGCCCCGGCCTGCACCGCATTGATTGCAGATATAGCTCCCTGACCCTTCCTGATTATCAAATCGGAATCGGTCCTGGCCCTCGCACATAGGGCAAGGACCGTGGCGGTTTGCGAGTGATTTTCCGGGAACCCCCAAACTCATCAGGATTCCGCGCCATTGACCTTTTGCCGCGTCAGTCGTTCGTTCGTGATGTTGTGTGTTCATTTTGTGCTGCCCTTAGTTTGATAGTACTATAGTTTCTGTTGTTTTGCCATACGTTTTGCGTACCGGATGCGACTTGATTTTTCGTAATTCCAGAACGCCGCATCGGGATATTTCCGGAAGTGCGTCAAGCCCTGCGGCCAGACGTCGAATTTTCCCTTGTACAAACCCTTCGCCAGCTTCCCGCCCTTAGCGCGTTCATCGTCAAGCCAAAGCGCCATTGACCAGAACTCTTGTTTTTCAGCCATCGTGGGTTTGCGCTTCTTGCCAATCTCCACCAGTTCGCCGTCCACGTTTTCAATGCCGGGTATCGGTTTACGCTCATGACCACATGCCGGGCAGATCAGGCCGAGGAACAGCACTTCGCAGACGGAGCAAGGCTTTGGCAGTTTCTCGGTCGCCTTAGCTGGCTGCTTCTCATTCGAGGGCGTTTCGTCCAGCTCTGCGTGGTGGATGTCAGTGACCAGGCCAAGGCGAAGCGAGTTGCCTGCATGATCCAGAATAACGCAATCTTCGGTTCCAGGATTAACCCGCAATCCCCTCCCGATTTTCTGGCAGTGCAACATCTCAGATCGAGTAGGAGCGGCATCGATGATACAGCTAACAGGCCAGTCAATGCCGGTTGTCATGGTGCGAACCGAGCAAACAATCTTCACCGCACCAGACCTAAACCGGCGCTCGATCAGCCTGCGCTCAACACTGTCCACCTGGTGGTCAACGTGCTCAGCCGAGACGCCAGCGCGCTCGAACTGCTCCCGCAACACCTGCGAATGAGCGATGTTGACCGCAAAGCACAGCGTCGGGCGGTTCTCTCCGCGCTCCAGCCATGTGCCAACAACAGAACCTA